AGAAATAAAGTCTCCGTTGTATCTTGGGAATGAAAGAAGAACTACTTTACCAAGATCGGGGAAACGAGAATCTACTGAGCCACGAAACGCTTTGTAGATATTGTCAGCAGTTTTTCCTTGTTCATTACCTGTTGCTACTTCAGATGCAAAACCTGAAATCTCATCAAGAACTGCAAGCAAAAGATTTAGACCCTCATGGGATTCTCTTTCTGAATGGCCAGAATAAACAGTTACAGATTTCTCAAAACTAATAGAGTCTACCTTTGCCTCATACTTACCAGCAAACCATGGCGACTTTTCAATCTTTGTTTTAAAACCTTTAAAGAAAACATTCTTAGCCTGTTGAGCGTTAATAGCAACATTGATAAGATCTATTGCATCTCCACTTGGTTTTCCGAAATATCTTGCAGGATCTTTGAGACATAATAACTTATAGACAATATAAGCACAAGCAACAGTAGAGGTGAAGTCCTTCCCACTGCCCTTCCCAAGTTGAAGAATAATTTCGTTCTTTGTGTATTTTTCATAGTATCTTGCACCATCTTCCTCTCCCATTAATTGCTGTAAATCTTCTTTACGATAAATCTGACTCATTGCCTGAACAATGTCATACTGGATATCTGAAAGTCCTGGCTGCCCTAAATAATCTGGGGACTCAACAAATGTTTTTGCATCTACTGGAGTTTCTTCAAAATGATTGTCTTGTAAAGCCTCTAAGAAATCATCAAATATCGTGGACAATTGTAATCACTTCATCTTTCTTAGCAATTTCTGAAAGTCTACGCATAATCTCATCACGAATCTGCGGATACTCTGATGCTATATCACGAAGAATTGCCATCAATACTTCTTGTTTCTTTTCAATTTGAAGCATTTCTTCTGCAAGTTCTTTATTTTCTAGTAGACCTGCCTTTTGCAACATGTCAATTCTTTTAGATTCAATATCCATCACTAGTTTAATTGCTTGTGTTTTTGCGCTAAGATTATTATTTAGAGATGCTTCATCAATAACTTCATATGATTTTGCAATAAGTTTGTTATAGTGAGTATCTGCTACTGCAAGTGCTTCCTTGGCACGGGCACGAATAGCATCATTAGCAGAAGCCATAACCTTCCACTCATTAATATGTTGTACTACACGAGTTCTAGGTATTGCCAGATCTTTAGAAATTTTTGTTGCATCATTACCCTTTAGGTATTCTCCTACAACATTATTAATTTCATCAAGATGTTTAATTAGATCTTCTTCAGTTGACATCTTTTTCCTTAGCAATCTTTAGTAATACTAAATATCCTATAAGATCATCTATATCATTATCTCCTGGATATTCTGTGCCCTTCATTAATCTATTTAATTTATCGTCAATGCGGACATGTAATTGTTCTCTTGGTCCAGCCTTTGAAAATATACGCACAGGATCAAGTGCTGAGTTGCCATATGCAATATTCTTTTTAATAAGCATATGTGCAATTTTATGACAAGTCTCAAAAATTTCTTTTCCTGCCTCTGTTCCTACCGTAAGCAAATATAAATCTTGACAACTAAAATCTTTTGCATCTGGAAATACTGGTTCAAGACTCATCGTTTTGACTTCCTTAGCCCAAACTTAGCAAGGTACACATAAATAGTTTCCACGCTAACTTCGCACTCCTTTGCTATATCCTGTGGTGATTTTTTATCAACATGATATCTCTTTTTTAGCCACGGCTCACTAGTATACATCTTTTTCATATTTAATGCAACCTAACTCTCCACTGCATTGATTCTGGACCACCCTTTATCATTTCAAACATATGGTCTTCGAATTCTACCTTCATTTCATAATAAATTTCAGGAGCAACATCTATTAATTTATCTGTAATGCTATACAAGGTTTCTCCTGTTGAAGAATCAAAGCCTTCAATTTGTATAGCATTTTGTAATAATAAATGTTCTAACATAGCCTCTGTTTTAATAAGATTTCTATCCATTACCTGTCGCCTTTTCCCAATTATTTATTGCCCAATGTCCTATACCACAAGCATCTGCAACGTCATAATCATCTATTTTTTTATCATAAATAACATCTAATAACTTAATAGTTCTTTGTTTTCTAAAGTCTCTTTCATAAGTTTTATACCAGGAAGTAGATTTTTTTGGATTAGCAGATCTTATCTGTAACTGTTCTTCTTTAGTTAATTTCTTATTGCCAAGATAACTTTGCCATGTTATTGGAGATACTTTGCCTATTATATTAATTCCTGTCATTCCAGCCCCTCCCAAAATAGCGCCTTGTACTAAAGCAAGATCTGCTGCTGTTTTGGGGGAATTCATAAAAACTGTATGCTCTATAACTATAGCATTAATAAAATTATAATAAGAAAACAATGCCTTAGATTTTTTGCAAGCATCTATAATTTTTTCATAAACATTATTTCCTTCAAAGTTAATCTTGCCATACTCTATTAAATTTTTATCTGAGTATATTGCAAACGCCAGACTATTTGTGCTTGCGTCTATTGCACATATACTATATGGTTGATCACTTTCTTTTATCATTTGACAATCCTTTTACTTGTCTTAAAGCCCTTTTTACATCATTTGGATTAATAATACATTTATTACACAATGGTTCATCATTATATATAGATAGTTTTTCTCCGCATTGCTTGCATACTCTATTTTTTCCTTTACGTTTTTGTCGTCTAGTCTGAATATACCTTTGTGCAATTTTTTCTTTAGTTGCTTCATCTCTACATTTTTCTGAACAATATATTTGATAAGATATATTGGATTCAAATGTATGATCACACCATCTACAACTTTTCATCTTCTAGCAACTCCAGAGGTTTAAGTTTAACTACCCCTGTCTCTGCTTCAGCGCATGCTTTTTGAATTGGACATGCCTTGCATATTTTAGAATTAGATCGATAAGGTTTTTGTGGAAGTTCCCTATCTTGCCAACTCTTATATACTTTTCGCATCCAATCAAATGCCTGGTCTACCCACCGACGGTAATGATCGTTTACTACTATAGGCAAAGTTAACAACTCATGATTATTTTTATTCTCATAAATCATTACTCCTTTGCCAACTTTCCAAACCTTCATATACATTAGCAACTGCATAAGATGTGCCATCTTGGGCTTTCTGCTATTCTTTTTATATTCAAATCCCTCATTGCTAATTGTTTTTATTTCTCCAATTACCCGCTCATCATTTATACTAAGCATTACATCGCCGTATCCATCAAGTGGTGGATCGTCTAACTTAACTCTAAACTCCATTGCTGGATGAGTTTGTTTATTATATTTTCTTGGAAGTGGATCCATCTCCATTGTTGAATCAAGAAGTCCAGAGGCTTCGATTGCCTCTTGAATTCTTTCGTGTCCGAGAGTTCCGTTTGTTCTATTGGCCACACCAAAGGGAGTAGAGTCATCATAAAATACAGCACCATCAAAAGCAAGGTACCAATATCTTGGGCATTCTCCCGCACCATAAGTTAAACCAGATGCAGAAAAATTACTCTTTTTACTAAACTTAGGTTTAGTTTTAACCATATATCCAGATTGAATTTTTTCAATTAATCCGTCAACAAAACTAATATCTTCACCATTTGATTTAGTGATTTCATTCTTTTTTACCATTACCTGTTTTAATAAATTTTTTGTCATTATTATCCTTTGTTTGAATTAAGTATATCAGATATTAGCGAGTTATGTATTTAAGAGCAGATACTAAGTTATTTATAGATTCTGCTGCAGTATAATATAAATTCTTTTTACCCCTATTTGACTTATCTACATTTGCCATCCAGGTTGCCTTTAAAGACATTTTTGATGCAATTGCTTGCAGTCTTACTATTTCTAATGTGGCAACATTCATTGGTATATCTGGCTTTAAAATAAGTTTGGCTATTGTGGTTAAAGCAACAGTAAACTCTTCATCTTCCATGTATTCAGCAATTTCAGATAACCCATTTATTAAGTCTAATGTTGTTTTTTGTTCATCCAACATTGTTGTTCTTTCGTTTAAGTGCTTCCTTGTATTTATCATCTAAATTTTTTAATATTAATTTGCCATGCTCTTCTTCTAGAATTGCCATCTTTTCTTGCCAAGCATCATTATATTCATCAAATTTACTTTTTTCTTTCCATTCTTTAAATCTTACTTTCCTAGCCTCTGGATCACGTGCTGGAATATTTAACTCATCAAAATCTTTTTGAACTGCAAAATGTGCAGTCCAAACTTCACAATTATCTCCTTCTTTTAAAAGAATAGGATCTCTCCAATGAATTGACCCTGCTCCCCAAAAAACTAATAAGTCTCCATACTGCATATCAAAAC